GATGGGTTCCGAGTTCCTGCTGATATTCGTGATGCTGGCTATGCGTTCCTTGGTGGACAAGAAGATGAGCCACGTTACATAAGTAATGACATCTTGCCGACTTCAGTCTTTAACTCAATCAAGACAAAGAATCCACATGAATTCTTTAATAGTATCATGTCACAAGCTGCACTTCCATATCAAGTTGCTGGAGAACAAGGTTCCGGCCAGCAATTCTTCCAAGACCGTCCTCTAGAGGAACAAGGTTTGGGAGAGTATTTGCTGGATAAGGTACCAGGTGTTCGAGAAGTTCAAGCTTGGACTGATTCTGATAAATCTTGGCAAGATAAGCTCCTACAGAACCGACTTGGGGCCGGTCTACCAATAAAAACTCTTGGTGAGAACCAACAATTGTTCGCCTTGCAAGAGTGGCAAGATAGAATGATTGACGATCCTATTCAGGAAGTCAATCGTTCGCAGGATCTGTTCTATATTTCTGAACAGACTGCTCCAGATGGCAAGGCTACCATTTTCACGGTCAAGAGCAACTCAATTCTAGACCCTAATGGAAATGCGACCGACGTGGCTTCTTATTACACGCCCGAAGACGCCATCCAATTTATTAAGAAGAACCTTCCCGACAATTATAAGAAGATTCCTACGACTTGGGATTTGGATAACCAGGGTAAGCCTGTACAAAGACCAGTTGGGAATTAATTTTGTGAAAACTCAATTTCGACGCCACTGGCTCTCCCTGACAGGGGTGGGGATGGTAGCCTGGTGGTCGTAGCGCCTGCTAGAGAGGCTCACAGGGGCCTCTGAGGGACGGTCCAGACCCTGCTGTCTCCCAGCCTGACAATTCCACTATATCCGAAAATTCAAGCGGAAAAACTAGGTAACAGCGTGAGGGAGTTACCAAGTTGGTACAAGGATGGTCTATGTAGAGATCATCCTACCAAACTATGGTACGAATTCGACTCTGTTAAAGATAAAAAAGCCAAAGCCATTTGTAATCAGTGTACCGTTAAAGCCGAATGCCTACAGTATGCATTGGAGAATGAGGAAACAGGTGTGTGGGGTGGACTGAACGATCATGACAGGAAACGGCTAGTCAGGAAGTTTTACGTACAGGAAGCGCTCCTAGCGATTTCACCGCGTAAAACACATGAGCCATTGCGTCCTGCCAGTGAGTCCCCTGCTTACCTTGTACGTATTTCATTCCCGCAAACGCATACCCAACCGGTTTTATCGAAGGCTGCTGTTTTACAGGCACCGGTTTTTCCAATGCTTTACAGAGCGTAAGGAACGAACCAATCACTTGCGGAGTGATCATTGGGTCCCAATCAAACGCTCCTCTTTGGAGGTGCTTTGGTCTGGTAAGCCAAGCTTCATAGACTAGATGATCTGCCGACTTGATTTTAGGGATCAGTTCCACGAGAGTCGTGTCTTTCGTTACCCCAAATTCAGACAGCTTAATTAGCTTGTCTTCGAGGTAGATTTCCGCCCAACCAGTACTCTTGCCGGGATCTATAGCGAAGATTCTCATGCCTTCCAAACCAACACAGCTACCATCACAGCTATACATACTAGAACAATAAAGATAGCGTTATCAACGTTCATCGTACCCACAGTTCGGACATTCTTTTCCAATTTCTTTTATTTCCTCACAGCTAGGACATGGAATTTCTGAGGAGTTTTCTGTCTGTTCTGAAGGTGAGTCCGAAGAACTCATGTGTCCAATCCTCCATTATGTGTTGTGCTTCGATAACATCCTTCTCTGAGTCCACATTAAGCCACACACTATCATGGACCTGGTTGGACATATTAAATCCGGAGGTTCGCAACTTGAGCATGGCTCGTTTAACAATTTCGAAAGCTCCTCCCTGTACGACGGCATTGAAAGCTTTGTGGCACTCATTTGGATAAGTGAAATGCCGGACTCTTCCAGACCACATAGGAATGGTAAGGTCGTTTGCTTCGGCGGCATGTTGAGCTTCTTCTGCTTTCTCGAAGATTAAAGGATAAGAAGCTCTATAAGCGGAGTGGATGCTGGCCGCCGTCCCAACCGATGTACGTAAAGCCTTAGCAAGGACTTGCTTCCCACCTCCATATGACATGAGGTAGTTAACAGTCTTCGCTTGCTGCCTGGGAAATTTGATTCCCAACTTACTCGAAATGTCATCAGCAACAAGCTGATGGAAGTCTCCTTCGTCTTCAAATAGAGATATGAGTTTCCGGTCTTGTGCATAGACTGCTTGGAGACGATACTCAATGGTCCGAAAGTCCACTTCCCAGAGTTGATGTCTATCCTCTGGTAGAAAGAGTTTCTTAACTTCCGCATCCTTGTATTCCTCCCTTGGGATCTGCTGGAGGTTGGGTAGCTCACACGACAGCCGACCGGTTTCAGTGCCATGCTGCTTGAAATTGCAGTGAAGACGGCTGTTCTCCCTGGTAGTCAGGTCAAGATAGGACGAGAAATAGCTTGACTGTTGCTTGGCTGTCTTCCTATACTCATAGACAAGGGCAGTCATAGGGTGCCCCAGCCCTTGCAGCCATTCGAGGCTGACTTGGGGTTTCCCACCAGGAGTATAAGATGCGGGCTTTAAACCTAATCCAAACGGAGGTTCCCGGAAGAGTTTGGGATGCAGTTGAGATGGTTTGGCTGGATCGAATCCCAGAGCTTCCCGGATCTCATTCATACGAACCAGACATTTCTGGTTTAGAGATTCACACAACTGTCTATCAATTGGTATTCCCTGATTTTCAAGTTCTCCGAGACACAGCATAAAGTCTCGGTCAACAGTCTCCCATAGTTGTATCAGTTCAGCAGAAAGTTTCGGACGAAGTGTTCTGTACAACTCTGGTAGGGGTGAACAGTCCTGCTCGGCGTATTGAGCCATGTACTCGGGCGGACTGTTCACCCATCCAAACTTCTCTAGAGCCTTTGCCTCCACCTTCTTCTTTTGCTCACCAAGATAACGTTTGAGAACAGTATCCAGATCATGACCTACATCCTTGCCCTTGTTACGTTCGTCAATATAGACAGCCATCATCAGAGTACACCACAATTGATCCTTGGGCAGCAGTACTCCGGCACGTTGGAGGGTCACGAAATCGAACTTCATGTTGTGAGCGATAATTGGGCAGCGGACCTCATGAAAGAGATCGGCTGGTATTTCCAAATTCCTGGGCTCGCTACCGAGGAATGACTTGTGACCTACAGGGATGTAGTAGTTATTCTGATCAGTCGTTATCGCTAGTCCCAACAAATACCGTTCCGGGAGTTTATTCGTGAAGTTCGTCTCCGTGTCTACCGAAATTAACTGAGAAGCCAGTAGTTCTTTTCTGATCTGATTGAACTGGCTCGGGTCTGTTACTAACATCTTCCTTCTTACTGTACCAAAGGTTGGAGTTACGAACTAACTGGAATTCCAGTCTAGGACCGAAACGTGTCTTAACTGTACTGAGTTCCAATCCTTTGAAGTCTTGCCACAATTGAATCACCGTGTCACTATCCTTGCCGAATTGAAACGAGCCGGCCAAGTCAGAGAGTGACTTAGGTTTCTTGTTACCTTCTGTAGCTTTCCTATTGTGGTGAATCAGTACAATGGCGCACTGATACGTTCTTCGGATTCTCCTACACCAGCGCATGACACGTCTTGCTTTGATGTCTGGACTTACGTCGTCATCAGTATCAAGCAGTTCCGTTAGTGAATCGATCATCACCACTGTAGGGTGTATCTGTTCTATCAGCTTCTCGTACTTCACCAGTGTCGCTTGCTCGTCTATTACAAAAAGACGTTGAGACGGTTCTTTCCACTCCGCCTGGTGATGTGAAAAGATGTACTTCAAAGTACGTATGTCCATCTCCAAGCTCATGAAGAGTATGGAGTGCGCTATAGACTCGGTGGATTCTATTCCGAGAAACGACTTTCCTCTTTCCAATGAGTAGCTGAGTTGTAATAACAGTTGCGTTTTTCCAACACCAGGAGCAGATGACACTATCATCTGTCCCGTCGTATGGAGCAGGCCGGGAAGTATCCATTGTAAATCCTCTGTATGCGTAAGGATCTGATCGGGAGTGTAAACAGTAATCTGTTCAGATGCCAGGTACCGAGCTAGAGCGTAATCAGCTAGCTGACTAAGACGTACTAACTGGTCAGTGCGGCCAGTGAACTTTTGGATCCGAGAATCGATCTCGTATAAGCATGAGACAATTTCTAGATGGGTGAACTCTTCTTCAGCAAGTTCATTAGCCATCTTTGCCAGGAAGGAACTTCGGTTTGGTTCAACAGGACTCTCGACACGAATCTGTTTGGTCAGTAAGGGAGAAAGTTCCTTACCTTGAAGAACAGTCTTTATCGGTAATAGTGTCTCTTGAAGAACGGTTACCTGAGGTGGACCCTCTATCTTCGGAGCACGGTCAAATATCGGCAGGTCGTATTTGGTCCCGGCAGAAAAAGAAGCCAAGATGACAGGTCGGCCCCGCTTACGGTTGAATGTATTTGGGGGTCTGAGAAGCTGTGTACAGTCCCAGCCAGACGTATCAGCCTGTAGGTAGAACGTAAGCCTTCGATTGATATCTTCTAGGGTTGTGCTGTTTATCTGGTCAACTTGCCAATAGCAATGTACATGACTCTCAAATGAAGTCTGTACTATTGCTGTAGGTTCCGGCAGTCCAGGGAATTCGATGAACCTATCTCCATCGAACTCAACCCAAACTACTTGTGACGTCTTGAAGGTTTCCTTAACAGCATGAGGAGAACTGTAAAGTACAGGAGATATGTACACATCAGCATCAGGGTTGAGAGCGTTCGCAGTGACCCAATCCTTGAGTAACCCTTCTTCTTTGGGGTACTCAAAAAAGCGTTGTTCCCAAGAACTCGGCGTCTTGATTGGGGAATAAACGTAACCTTCGAGTCGTTCGAAGACCATCTGGACGTATAGATCGAGTTCATTTTCCATTTCATTCCAGAGACAAATAGAGCCCCCGGTAGAGGGCGGGCAAGGGGACGGGCGAGACCCCTATTTTCCTCTACCGGAGGCGTACTATTTCAGAGAGTCAGAACGGAACGGGATAGAAAGATTGAGGAGTGGCGACACTCATCTTCGTCTTTGTCGTCCCATCATTTGCTGGGTAACTCTCATGAATCAGAGAGGCCAACACCTTCTCTCCGAGAAATTCATTGGGATCAGACAAGTCCATGTCTGAGTCCAATTCCTTACCAGTCAAGGCATCGAAGAAAATCTTAGCAGCCCAAGGGTTGTCGTATGAAACCCAGAGATTGTGGTAGATCCTGAACGAATCATAGCCTTCTGGCGGGTTGGCAAAGTTGAAGATCAAAGAAACGTTGAAGCCCTTGCTACGGGACTCCTCGTTCTTTGCCTCCTTCACGGCGTAATCGGAGACAACCAGTTCGTAGTTACCCTCCTCGGGAAGCGACATCACCTTGGCATTGCCGAAGTTGATCGAGAAATCAGGCATTGAATATTTCTTTCCAGTGTGGGTTAGTAACAAAAGTATCTTGGATGTTCAGTCGGTTCTTGGCCTCAATGACCTTGGTTCTATTGAGATATAACTTACGTGACATTCCTTTCTGTGGACTGGGCTCAGATTCCATATATCCTACGACGTTGACCAATCTTGTGACAGCCTGTTGTAATCTTGGTGTAACGTCTGGAACAATTCCTGTAACTCGTCCAGACTCATTGTCCCGAAATACCCTCTCGTGTCCAATGATAGCCACGTTGATGGGTTGTTCTTGAAGAAATCCAAAAAGATCTGTAAACACCTGCGTGGCGTACTTGTAGTCAGCTTCATACAACGTGTACTTGTCCCGTTTGGAAGCAACACTGTCCATACGTCGCCTGAGGTAATAATCCAAACTTGTAGTGATTGAATCGATGACAATAGTTTCTACCTCTGGATCTTTAACACACTTCTCAACATCCCTACGCATCTCTTCCACGTCTTTGGGAGTCTTGACTGGTGTGTTTTCATACTCTGGCCAATGGCGTAAGGTTTCCGTCGATGATTCAAAGTCAAACCAACATGGTTTGGGTGCATCAGCGCAGAACCTTGTCTTACCCGCTCCAGCTTGTCCGTAGATCAATGCTTTAATATATGGAATCTTATCTTTAACAGGTGTGAAATCAACAATCACTCTTCATCCTCATCAGGTTCCTCATCTTCAGGGGTTTCATCTGGCTCTGTACTCATTTCACCTCCAAACACGGTCAGGAGTTTCCATCTACCGTTCACTATGAAACACTCATAGGTCTTGATGGTCTTCTCTTTGCCTACAATGGTTTGCTGCCGGAAAAACCCTTCTCCAGCATCTGTAACAACTTGGATAGTCCGGCCATCCTGTAGGTATACTACAAAGGATTTAATCGGAAGAGTTCTCTGTGGTGTCGTCGTCGGTAAAGCTGGCATGTTTACGGACTTGTTCCCGATCTACAACTTTAAACTGAGCCCCAAGGATGAGGTTTGAATCGATACCCTTCCGGTCCAAGGAATGGACACCACTGACACTGACGCCCGTAATGAGGAATCGGATCAGATTCTAACATCTGGTCAATGAGTTGTAAAGTCGTAGTCAAGTAGTTAGCAAGTTCTTTGTCAGTGTAAGTTACAGTTGGGAAGGCAAACATCTGATCGAACTCAGGAGCCTTCTTTACATAGTCCTTGACATTCATGAATGAAATCTCAGCCATCGGCACTTCTTTGGTGTTCTTCCAGACAGCAGAGGAATAGAACATCAATTGGTTTGAAGTGTTGGCTTCTGCCTTCGTCCAAGGCTTCTGACCAGTCTTATGATCACGGATTCTCAGTCGACCTTCTGCATCACGATAGACCAGATCAATGAATCCGAAGAGTTGTAAATTGCGACCCGCAGGAGTTGTTATAGGAACGACTAACTCGTGCTCGAAACCTATGACTGTCATTCCAACATCAATGATACGAGATTGCTCTGTAATGAAACGAGTCATTGTCTTCGTGATCGAAGCATAGATCG